AGGCCTCTACCTTTTGCATATCCTGAGCTGTAGGCCTGCCACCATCGCTAGGCGTTAAAAGGCCAATAACTCTACCGTAGGCGGACGTGAGGCAGTCCTCTATAAACCATTTTTTCATATTTTGCGGCAGTGTCGCTACGTTACCAAAAGCGTAATCTACGGCGCTTGGCACCGTGTCCTCGTATTCTCGGTAAGCCTCAGCTCTTACAAGGATCGTACCCTTGTCTAGATTTATATCCTCGATAAAAGCGATTAATCGTCCGGTCGGAAACTCTGTACGGAAACGCTTAATACGGCTGTTTACATCCTCGTAGTTATCTAAAAATCCCATTATCGCACTAGACCTTTATCTTGGAGAGCTTGATAAATAGCTCGTCCTCGTACAAAGCCCTCGCCGTGGCCTTGTCGGTACCCCAGTGTATAAGCAGCTTTTATAAACGCCGCCATTATCCCGGTAATGCCAAACACTATTAGAAAGTCTGCACTGTTCATATATCGCCCTTTGTTAAGGCCGATTAGGCTACTACCCGAGTAGCCCTCTCGGCGTGTGTAGTATCAGTATGAGCCTACCCTCTGACATATGGCAAGTATTTAACTAGGCGTGTCGGTTTTTGTACTATCTCTAGGCTTAGATTTAAGACCGTTACCGGCCAGTACGCCGCCTAAAGCTCCTGTTAAAAATATTGCTAGAGTCTGTAGCAGCTGTATAAAGTCTCGATCGTTAGGAGCTTGAGCTCCTACGGGCTGAGTTACAAAGACAAGCGCATAAACCGCGCCGCCTGTAATTACAAAAAAGGTAAGGGCAAGTACCGCACCGATAAGAAAGATTAGGCGAGCGTGTATATCCTCAGGCGTTAGCCTTTTCTTTTCTCTATTCATCTCGCGTAATAAGATCCTTAGTGCAGGTGCCGGTAACCGTACACTGCGGCTCAACGCACTCAGGCTTTGTCCAGTTTTCGTATTCTTGGCACTCATACCTAACCCATCCGTCGTAACCGCACCCTGACAGGAGCAAGATCCCCAATAATGCCCCTATCAGGGCCCGGATCATTTAGAGCCTAGACCGTACTGCTTCTCGCTTGGTTGCACGGCTTTAAGTAGTGGCCCTACTAAGCCTGCGATAAACGCATTAGCTAGTACTTTAGGATCTGAGATACCGGACATATACAGCGCGGCCGCACTTGCAATAGCTGCACGTGCGTAGGATTTGCCAGCTGCGATTAGTTGCTTTTTCATTTTGTTACTCCTTAGCGCCCTTAAGGATTTAGATAATTATAAGCCTAAACTCTTGATTAAGGCTTGAGCCTTGCCGAGTTTTACCTCTACCTCAAAGTGCATATCATCAGGTCTAGACTTAAAATCGCCGCCCCACTTAAGGCCGTATTTTTTAGCTAGTGCCCGGATCATAGGTACCTTTTCAGCCGGGAAAGTATCGTACTTACCTAGTGGATGCTTTGTAGCGTTTAGATCGATAGCTGTACCGGATGAGTGGCACGATAATTTATCGGTAGTGCCTCGTACCATCCTAAAAGCGTAGCCCCAGTCATCAAAGGTACCCTCATCGATCGGCTCGATTAGCTCGTGAAACTCTGCAGCAAAAGCGGCCAAGAGTGGGCCCACACTCTCGGCACATTTAAGCTTACGATCCGTACCCTTTACAGGGTAGGACTTTATTTTTATCTCGTCCGGATCTTTAGAGGCCGGATAGCCGTTATAGCTTGTAAGCATTAGCCCAGGAGTAGCGCTGCTTCATCGGTTGTAATGCCTAGGCGATCAAGGAGAGCAGCTTTAGCCGTTGCTTTTGCTTCGGCTTGAGTAGTTCTAGCGGCAACTTGGTCTTGATCTAGCTTAAACTGAGCCAATTCGTCTTTAGTCATTTCGACTTCAGTAATTTCGCCAGTTTCGACATTATGATTTAGTCGTTTCATTAGTTGCCTCCGTATAGGATATAAGTACCACCGTCAAAGTTTCCAGTACCTAAAACCAAATCAAGTCTGTTAACTGCCGCAGGTGTTGCAGCGTTCCACATAAAAACGCCTTGTTCTAAAATATAATTTGCATTACTTTGCTCTACAAAACCGTTTATATATCTGCCAAGTTTATTTGAGTTTGTATTTGTGTAATCATAGAGGTCAATTACCAAAGCATTTCGGTAATCTGTTGAGGACATATTTAAGCCATAATCCATTAAAACATAAGAGTTTAGGCCGGCAAAAGTTGTAGCGGTTGTAGTACTTTGATATGTACCTGACTGATTATAAGCGCTAGCGGTTGAGTCATTATTACAACGGAGTGCCATTAAAGTTGCTGAGGCCGTAGAATAATCTCTCAAAACCAGTCTTAAATCTTTATATGACCCACTAATAGAACTGAGAGTTAATGGAGCTGTTCCCAATGAACCGCTAGCAATGGAAGTCCAACCGCCGCTCGCAGCTGGTGTAGCCCAAGCCAAGCCTGTTCCAGCCGTTGAGTCGGCAGTTAAAACCTGACCGTTAGTGCCTACTGCTAAACGAGCGGGAGTATCTGCAGCCGTAGCAGCTATTAAATCTCCTTTAGCATCGACTATAGTATTTTGGATAGCGTTAGCATCATCGGAGGTAACCCAAGTAAAATCCATATCCGTACCTGAGGTTTTACTAAGTACCTGCCCGGTAGTGCCACCTTTAAGATCAAGTAGCGAGGCATCGATAGAATCTCCTAGAGCCTCGATAGCCGTAGCCCCATCTTTTACGAGGTCGGTCGAGGTAGGTACGGGCCAGTTAAAGTTAGGCGTTACTGTTGCCATTAGGTTAAACCTCCAAAAGCGTTTTGCCAGATAAGAGTAGCATTTACCCCAGTCCATACAAGGGATCCCGGGGTAACTGTTGCCCACTGTGGCGCGACCAGTGAGAAATCTGTAGGGCTTAGAGTAAGGGTTAGGTCTACATAACCCGGAGTAGCCTTAATAGCAAACCCCTCGACAAAGCCATTAAAAGAGCCATTAAACATATTAATAGGTAGATCGTTAATTACTATCGGCTCACCAAAAAACACGTTTATAAGCTTATTTCGCTCGGCATCGGGCAGCTCTGAATTATCGAGCCTAAAGGTAATGCTCTGTAGCTGCTCTCGAGGTATAGCTCTCAGGCCTAACTCTCTAGTCATAAGCGTATTTACATCAGATAGGTTATGGAGGTTAGTAGTTACGATATTTTGATACCGGCCATAGTTAGCTATTGAGTCAGCATCTAGGGCTGTAGCTTGGCTATTGTAATTATTACCATAATTAAATACTAAGGAGTTACGTATCTTACCTATCTGTAAAATCGATTTGACCGTAGAGGGTACGGCGTAGTTAGCCGAGATAGTCGTATAGCCATTAGTGGATAGGTACTGCGTACGATGGTCGGTATCGGCGTAGCAGACTCGGCCGGCTTTATCCTCGTAAATCTGGCCTTGTGCGCTTTGTGCTATCTGAGCGCATAAGTTATAGCTGCTAGTCGGTTCAGCTGCTCGAGAGATCATCTCGTAAAGGCCCGGCTGATCGATCTCGCCCAAGCCTACGTTTTCTGCATTGGCCCACGTAGTCGTAGGATCATAGTCAAACCACTGTAAAGCAGGCGCTACCTCAAACCACGAGTTAATAAGTAGCTCGTTCAATACGTCGTAGATTTGATCTCCGTCGGTATCTTTAGCCAAGGCATCAGGAAAAAGAGCCTTAGTAAGCTTAGATAAAGAGCCTACGGCCAATATATTACCGATCGTTATAAACCCGGTTTCCTCAGGCGAGCGCACCGAAATACCAAAATCGGATACGGCACCGCCAAAAACCGGTACGTATACTCCCGAGCTGTTTTTAAGCTCGAGTACTAGAGCATCGGTTACATCGATATCAAAAGCTGAGTTATCGAGGTTTACGATCTCCATACGAGCGTAGCCTGCGTTACATTGTAGATCAATATCATCGCGGCCAGTAGCCATATTTACGGCTAGGACGTTATCGTAAACTGTAGTGCCTACCGTAATTCTCCACTCCGGTAGCCAATTACTCATAGTACCTACCTGAGCCTCGGTTTACTGAGGTACCTCGATAGGTAGACTGATTAAGTACATCCTCTACAGCTCTAGCTATAGCCTCAGGATCACCGATACCGGCTTGGATAGTTATGTCGTAATTACGATCTGCATTTTGCGTAGGGTTATAAGTAACCCCGGCATTAGGATCTATAAGCTTAGGCATCTCTGTAATAGTTGGAGCAAAAGGCCCCATAGTTGTAGATGGAGGCGTAGTCAAGTAAGGCTTAAAGTTAGGTATGAACTCTTTAGGCGCACTAGATCCGATCCCACCTAAAGCCGCTGCATACTCTTTAAGGGCTTTTAGTCGAGCATCATCGGCCAAGGCTTGAGCCTTAGCTACTCTATCGATCATAGAAAGCTCGGCAGACTCAAGTAATAGGCTATTTGTTTTAGCCGCGTTATAGGTATTACTTAGAGAGGCTAGTCGAGCGATCTCGGTTAGCTGAATCTGTACGCGCTCGCTATATGCCTCTTTAGCCATTAAAGAACCGGCAGCCGTTATAGCAGCGTTATATTTCTTAAACGCCTCCTCGCGCGCTAACTCCTTATTACCCTCGGCCATCTTGCTATCGTTAATGACTTTAAGCTCTGTTAGCAGCTGAGTATTTAGGGCTTGGAGAGTAGCGCCGCTAATTGTCTCTACGCCGGCTAGGCGCTGTAGGTCTGCGTTTTTCTGCAGCTTGGCTAGCTCGCTAATTTTCTTTAGGGCCTCATCGCCTTTATCCTGCTCGATAAGCATAAGAGCCTCGAGGCGTAGCTTTGTCTCTTTGTCATAGGTAGCCTGTAGAGCTGCAGCGATCGAAATCCGGGTACTGTCAAAAGCGGCAGCTGCCTTAGATAAAGATATTTTATTCTTTTCATCTCGAGCCGCTTTAGCTCTTTCAGCTGCTAATCGTTTTTGGTTTGCTAACTCTTTAGCCGTTGCAGCTGCTCTTTGTTTTTGTAATTTAGCTTCGGCTATAGAGTCTTGGCCGCCCTCAAAAGAGCGCCCTGCTCGAGGTCTAGGTTTATCCATAAACCCGGTCGGATCGCCTGCAAAAATTAAATCTGCAAAAGGTTGAGTAACTTTAATAAACTTTTCTAAGGTTCTAGATATAGGCCCGATTATGTCTTGGACACCTCTACCAAACTCCGCAATATTAGTTAGAGCTGTCGAGGTATTAGTCGCTAATTCGGCCATACTTTTAGCTAGTTCATCGACTGTACTATCGCCGGATAAAATCATAAGGGCATCAACTAAACCGCCGCCTATAATCTCTTGAGCATTATCGGCAGCCTCGCCTAATACGCGCATCTTGCCGCTATAGGTACCTAACTCGGCCTCGGCTGATCCCTTAAAAGTAGCTGTTAATAAAGCTACGGCATCCTCAAACTTTAAGGTCTTAAGCTCTGACTGTGTAAGGCCTAAGTTATATTTTCTTAACCCTCGAGTATTACCTACGTAAGCCGCTGCAAGATCCTGATTTACGGTTAATAAATCTTGGCCAGATCCAGCGGCTATTGATAGAGATAGGTTTAGTAACTCAGTAGATTTAGCTACCGAGGCGGTTACACCAATTAGCTTTTGGAAAGCCTCTCGTAGTACCTCGCCTTGATAACCATACTTAGCCGATATATCGTCTAGGTTACGCTCGATCTGAGGTACCTCAAAAGCAAGTCCTAGGTTTTTGACTACTGTAGTTAAACGCTTGGCTGATTTCTCATTTTCTGCAAAAGCCTTAACCGCGTTTTTAGTATAATTAACCAGGACTGCAGCCCCAAAAGTAATACCGAAAGCTTTACCTAGATTTTTTACACTCTTGCCTAATTTGTCCGCGGCGGTTTCGGCCTGCTTAAATCCTTTACCATCTAGCTTGGATCCAATATTAATTACAGGTAATACCATTATGCAGCCCTACTTAAAGGCCCGGCCGCCACTCGAGCATTAAAAGCTGTAGTAATTGTATCTATCGCCTTAAGAGCTGCGCCCTCAGCCTTACCTTGATCTGCAGCCCACGCTCTAAAGATCAAACGTCCTCGGCCTTTTAGACTGCTAGTTAGCGGAGGTAGGTTTTCTATAAATTGTGCGCCTGCCTCACGATTCACGGATCGACTTACGCCTTTACTAGCGCCTCCCGCTTTAGGGCCTACCCACGGTTGAGGGCCATTACGTCCGGCAGTCTCATAGATAGCACCGGCGGCAGACTTATTAATAATTTTAGCCATAGAACTAAAGCCGTAATTATTGACTCGTCCCGGGGTAGCTGAGTAAGTAATACCTGATCGAATAGTACTAGCGTTATAAATCGGAAACTTGCCCTCGCTGAAAGATCGACCTGCCCAATTACTCATAGGTGGCTCAGCAGGTGCAAACCCTCGAGCCTTAGCTACTACAGGCTTCATAGCAGCTGTCAAATCTTTACGTAGTTGCTTTTCTAGATCAGGAGCAAAGGAGCGTATAGCCTTGCGTAGATCAACGTTTCCGCGGATTTCTATTCTTGGCATAACTCTCGGCCTCCTTAGCTTGATCGTTTAATACCTGTATAAGCATCTTGTACATCTCTGTATCTAGATCGAGTACCGACTGAGGCGAGATCCCTAACCTAATAGATAGCTGCGCTACCTGATAGGTAAGGGAGTCTCGCCCTAGCCTAAAGGTTCATCGTCTAAGACCTCGACCTTTACTAACGTATCTAGAAACTCAGCGCCAAACGGTTTAACGGTTTCGCCACTTGTGCGTAGGCACTCGTGAGCTAGCCAATAAACGTCGCTCTGCTTTTCGTCATCTCTAAAGGCTTTGTGAAAACCTTTTTTTGCGTATAACTCAAAGGCATACTCAATTCGAGGCGTGATTTGATGCTCAGTAACCTCGCCGGTAGCCCTTGTTATTTTGAGTCGTGCCATTTGTTGCCCCTTTGTTAGTTGGTTATGGTGTGGTGTCTACTACGATTACTGAATTACAAGTAAACGTAATCGACTGGCTACTGATATCACCGACGGCGCCGTTAATATCGGTGGTATTGTTTACCAAAATCGTACTTTGATATTCCGGATTAGTCGTAGAAACTGCTGCGCTTGTCTGCTTAAGCGTAATAGGCACTGTAGTACCCCACGCAGCTTGCAGCGCAGCTCTTACCGCGCCTTGACCGCTTGCCGCATTATCGTTCAGAAAATCAAGAGTAATAGTTGAGGTCTCGAGCCCTTTAGCATACTTACGAGCATTATCGCCCATAGCGGTAACTTCTAACTCCTCAAATACTCGGTTAATTGTTGCGCTTGTTACGTGATCGGATAGGTCCACGCTATTAAGTGTGACCTGAACCCCGTTTGACAGAAATACGGCCATTGACCTATTCCTCGCTTTCGTTTGTAGTAGTTGTTTTTTCTTTTGCTACTTTAACCGGTGCAGGCTCGTCTACGATCTGCCCGATCTTTCGCAAAAACTTTAGGTCATCCTCTGTATATGCCATTTGTTAGCTCCAGCTCGTGAGAATTGAGATATTAAAATCAGCGGTAAGTAAGTCTCCACTTTGTACGCTAAGTACTGTAGGAGCTGACATACTGCCAATATTCATTACTATATTTGAGGCAGCAAGTTTATTAAATACTGCTACCGCTGTAGTTTCGATACCGTTGAGGTTCCCGTGGTTATCCAGCATTGGCACCGTCATAATAATTTTTAGGTTAGCTAAAGGTGAAATAGCGTTATAAGTGTTATTACTTGGAGTTATGTAAGGATCTGCCGGGGCCACGATAACGCTATTAGCTGTAATTGTTGTAGGTGGAAAGCTGTAGGTATTCCAAACGTTTGGATTAGCTAAAGCTGTAGCTACTGAGGCTCGGAGTGTAGTAATTGCAGCTGGCATCATCCGACCATACTGTTAGGATTTTGGTAGCCACTTATGAGCCCCCTGATTTTGCCGATCATCGAATTACCCATCCGATAGGGCGAGGGACTAAAACCATCGATCGTTACGCCGCCGGTTTGACTAACCTGCCGAGCCTGAAAAATATCTACTGCAAGGATCATTGCTGCCTCACGGATAGCCGGAGTCGTAGCGTATGAGTTAGTTTTTGTATCTGCTCCTACAGCTGAGCCATAAGGTAATACGCGTTGGAAATTGACGTTAGCGGCAGTCTTAGGGAATTGAATAAAGCTATAGCCATTAGGCCAATTAAAATAAGTGTTATTCCATACGATCGAGGGTAGCTGTGATGTAGTGCCAGCTGACCAAGGGATCGTACCGGTAATGGTGTAAGTACCGTTAAAGGTTGAGCCGCATCCACTCAAGGTTACGCTCTGACCAGTGCTAAAAATCATAGGATTAGCGATC